TTTTTCTTTTACAACTCTATCTCTTCGGTTAGAAGTAGACTGATTGTGTTCCAGGGGTAAAGGCAACGCCTAGACCCGAGAGGATGATAACGTGATAGTACAAGTTAGCACCAAAGATGTTATCGACAACACCGTAGCGGGTCATGAGACCAACACGGGGTGCGAAATCATTGGGACCAATTGTACGCTGTACCATGACAGGGATGTATGGGCAGTAGATAATACCAGTATCATAGAACTCAGGACCCTTGTAGCCCAGAAGGGCATACTCGAGTGGCTGATTCCGGGTACCAGATTGGAACTGTGCCTCAGTACGTGTGTCACGATACACATTAAAACGTCCACCAAGCGAACCTACCTTAGCCACGCCTACCGGTTGTGTGTTTACGTTACCCTGGACAGGTACCCACTGGAATTCAGGGAGCATCTCTAGGATAGCACAAACGCGAGGTGTTGCAACAACAAAGTTGGCTGCACCACGACGATTACGAACGGCAATACGGTTAGCTTCGATAATTAGTCTCTGATAGAAATCGCGATTACGTTCAACGAGCCAACGGCCGTCTGCTGAAGCTGGGCTCCAAACAGAGTAGCCGGCGCCTGCGCCAGCGTTTAGAGCGACCTGGATCATGCGGATGATCATTTCACGATCGATTTCTGCCTGTAGCTCATAGCTCATAGCATTTATCAATTCTGTGTCAATGTCAATACCGTTCATGTTCTTGAGATCTTGCTCTAATTCAACTGACCAACGCGCGCCTAGTCTACGTGTACCGGCTTCAACTGCAGTTTTCTCGAAGGAAACCACGACCTGAGGGATAGATCCCGTCAATTCGTAATCCTTGAGAATACGTGCCACACCTGCATCTGATCCGAGGATCGAGAAGGCAGAGTTACCGGACAAGCCGGCAGATGATGTACCAGTGAAACGTGTATCTAGGAACTGATAACCCAATTCTTGTCCATCAGTACCTGCGGCAGTCTGACTGCCGTAGTTTGTACCAACGGTTGTACCGGTGGCTGATGGCTGACCATCAACACCGTTACCAAGGGCTTCATTCTCGTAACGATAGCGCAAAGCAAATGCCAAACCCACTGGGCCTGACATGGGCTGCACGCCAACGATTTCATTAGAAATAAGTTCGGGGAACGTTCTACGAATCATGGGAATCAAGATCTTAGGAAGACGATAATCACCAGCTGCATAGGTATCAGTTCCAGGTGTGCCAGCTGGATTTGAATTCCAACCGCCTGTTTGTGATGTGCCTATTGAGCCACCGGCAGTGCCGGCAGCATTTGAACCAGCTTGATTAGCATAACCAACGGCAGGGCTATAATTAGGCCCTGCTTCTCTCAAGCACCACTGCTCTTGGTTTTCCAAGAGAATGGCTGTGTTCAAACGGGTATGATCATCTTCGATAGCTGCAACGTTCTTGGAAGTGTAATCCAATACTGGACTCCACTTTTCAAGAAGAGCTGAAGCTCTTGACTCGTCAATGTATGACTGCGAAGGACGAACAACTTTTTTCATATTTTGAATAAATTTCTCCGTAACATAAGTCGACCGTTTTTTTCCTATTAAGGCTAAAGCCTAAACGAAACTGCAAAAATTAGTATTTGCTGAGCTCTTTGAGGTAGTATTTGGATGAATCATCATCAGCAGGCAGATTTGTGTTCTCACCAATTATTTTTTCTTCAATAATGGGACGATCTACCTGGGATGAAGATGAATCTTCAACTGCTTCAGTGGCCAGTGTTTCGAGCCGTTCTGTCTCAGACTTTTCAAACATTTTAACAGTGTAGTCAAAATTCTCTTTGACAAATTCAGGATTCTTGCCAGCAAAAAGTTTAACAACTTGTTTAACTTTCTGTGGATCCATGTCTTTTGTCTTTTCTGCAAAGAGATTTGTTTCTTCAATCTCTTGGAGTTTTGACTTCAATGCTGCATTCTCTGAGAGAACAGCTTCAAGCTTTTTATAAGCTTCATTAATTTGATTCTTGCCGTCAACAATGGCATCACGAATAGAACTATTCGCAAGTGCTTCATCAACAGCCAGAGTCTTTTTGATGCCTTCAAGAACAGCAACTGCTCGCTTGTTCTTTACTGCTTCATTGATTGATGCAGCAGGTATTGCTTCATCAATGTAAAGTTCCAAATAATTTGATATGTTTTCAACCAAATTGCCTTTGAAATTCTTGGCGTCTTTGTCAGACATGTTTTCATATTTTTTGAGAACATTCTGCAATTTGCCAGTGTGATCAGCAACCACTGCTTCATACACTTTGGTCAGCTTGGCTGTGTGATCTGTGTCAATGGCAGATACTAGCTTCTCAAGCTTGCTGGAATAATCTTCATCTTGCTCAATGAGTGCTTTCTCAACATGCAGTTGCACCTTGGTGTTGACTGCTTCATTAAAAATATTCTGCAACTCATTCAATGTCTCTTCAGACAAAATATCTTTGGTTGCTTCTTTGAGTACGTCTTTTACTTCTTTCATAAATTGTTTATTTTGCAACCTTGGAGATTCTTTGCATGATCTTCTCTTCAATTGCAGTCTTTAAGTATTTATTGGCCGCGGCAAAGTTTTTCTCAGAAATTGCTTGAATAAATTGATTAATTTTCAGCTTTGCCCCGTTCTTGACTAAGTCTTTCTGCATAAAAATATTTATACTGCCAGAGTCATTTTTTTAAAGAAATTTGATATTTGTTCTTTTAAATATGACTCCACATCCACTCTAGGCAAGTTCTTCAGTGTGTTGCAAAACGTGTCATACACCTCTGCATACTTGCCATCTGCTTCCAGAACAAACTGCTTGGATTCCAGAATACCATTGACAAAGGCCTTGGGAAACGATGGATCTGCAACACAATCAATGGCCACCAGACGCATTTCTGTGACACGTTGTATGCCACTGGATTGTTCTTCAAGCTTGCCCAAGGCGCGCGATGACATGCCAACTCGCACACCATCATTCACAAGAGAGCGCACAATCATGCCCATGGGGGTGGTTAACACCTTGGATTTGCCATAAAATACATTACCATCTTGCTTGAGCTCTGTAACCAAGTGACAAGCTCTTTCCAAGTCCACATCAGCAGTGGTGGGGTGATTTAATTCTCCCATGGAGCGGTTATTCTTGATGAGCTCGTCACTGAACCGTGTTACTTCACGTGCCATTTCATTCACATCATACACTCTGTTATTTTTATTAACACCTTCAGCCATCATGTATGGTCCATTGATGTACAGAGTGGCAGGGCCTTTGGAATTCTTCTCTTCTAAAACATATTCAAATTGTTCTTCAGGAGCAGGTCTTTCTACCAATAGTTTTAGAGCCATAATAATATTTATATCTTGGAAATGCTATTTTTATGAGCTTAGTACAGATATCCTGTCAAAATAACCTTACCATTTAATACAGTATAACTACCATTGCCTATGGCATATGCTGTGTCTACGCGCAAATATAATGTGTCGCCAGGTGTAGCAGTAGTTGACCGGGCGGCGGTTAATGAGCTTCTAGCCCACTGATTGATACTCAAAGTAGCACTACTTGAAAATGGTGACACCGTGGGTGTGATCTGATTGGCCAAGACAGTGGCTGAGTTGCTGTTGTAAACTCTAAAAACGGGCATGGTGTCAGTACTACCCACAGCACCAGTCACAGCGTCCACTGTGAAAATGAGATCTTGTGGTGCAAACCTAAAGCCTGCTGGCACAACACCTATGGTTGCATAAGTGCCAACTGCAGCCAGATAATTAACTGTGCCAGTTGTGTACACTTGGTTTCTTAGAAAGGAGCTTGTGCCTGATGTGGCAGCAGCAAAAGTACCAGTGCCAGTTCTATATATGATGCCGTTATCAGTTATGTTATGCAAGGCTAATGCTTGACCTGACAAAGCAGTTACCGGGCTGCCTGCCACGCCATCACCATCAGTGACCGCGATGCCAGTGCCACTTGCTATGGTTCTGCCTGCTACTGTGCCAGCTGCAGTTCTGGTTATGAGACCATTTGTGCCTAAGTTGTGCAACGCCAATGCTTGGCCGGATAAAGCGGTTACCGGGCTGCCTGCCACGCCATCACCATCAGTGACCGCGATGCCAGTGCCACTTGCTATGGTTCTGCCTGCTACTGTGCCAGCTGCAGTCCTAGTTATGAGACCATTTGTATTCAAGTTGTGCAACGCCAATGCTTGTCCTGTTAATGATATTTGACCCATGTAGTTATTTATCTACCTAGATAACCCTATCAATAAAGTATTTTGGTAATCTGTCTTTGTGTGTCTTTATGACATCCACTATGTTACCGTCCAGGATGTACGTAACAGAGTAATCATTTTTGCTTCTTGTAGCTCTTCCAGTTGCTTGCACCATGGCGTTCAACATTTTATCAATGTACCAGGTTTTGTCCAATTCAAACAACTTCTTGATTCTTTTGGAAGATAATGGCAAGTATGGCAGTTTGACTATGATTTGAAATCTAGCCAATTCATCCTTGAGATCAATACCAAAGGACAATGATGGTGACACCAGCACAGTAGGTGCACTGCTCAAGGAATGCTCCTTGAGAATATCTTCATTTTTTGACGATAGCTCCCTGAAGAGAAATCTATCACCACTCAAATTTGCTTTAATATATTCTGTTATCTCCATGGTATGGGTGTGTATGATACCCTTTTCATCTTTATGAAAATCACAAATTTGCTTAATCTTGTTAACAATTTCTGGCAATTCTGTTTTAATGGTTTTATAGTTTAACTTGTTCTTAGATGTGACATATATGGGTGATTTTGACGATTCAAAAGTGGAGTCAACCTCCACATATTCATAATCTTTGATGCCCAGCGTTTTTGCAAAGTTTTTATGATCAATGATGGTAGCAGACATTAACAAGATGTTGTCACCATAATCAAAGATATATTTTGATAATTTGTCCACTTTGAGTGGTGTGAACAAGGCACGGCGTGAATCCTTGTCCACAACAAACTCACACTCATCCCACAGCGATTCAATAATTGCAAGATTGCTGTGTAGGTTCTTGAGATAGCGAATTTTAATTTTGTCCAATGGAGATAGATTGGTTATTTTTTTGGTGTTCCTGCTTTGTAGCAGGCCAATTGTTTCGCTGAGACGAAAGATGAGCTCGTACAGCCAGACACGAGTTTTCTGCATGCTCTCTGTGACCAGAGGCAGCACACTGATATCGTAGCTCCTCAATCTGTCATAATCAATGAGAGCAGAGAACCGTCTCACCAATTCATCCTCTAATTCTGACGCTTCATCACACACAATAAAATTTTTTCGTTTCACATGATCTGGCAGAGATAAAAACATTTTGTAATTTAAAATGGAGAACCTGTCCAGCAGAGCAGTGTTTCTTGCAGCATAATAAGGACATATATTTTTTGTCCAGCAATCCTCCTTGAGCTTGCTTACTAATACACATGGTGCAGACTCCACATCAAAATTTTCATCCACATGGCATTGATAATTTGTTTTGCCCTTCAATAGTTTGCCATCCTCAAACAACTGAATGTATTGGTCTTGCAGAGATTTTGTTATGGTCAGAGTGAAGGTGCCAAAGGCAGGTTCCTTCCTTGCGTCTGCTTCATGTGTATAATTGCCACTGTAATCTTGTCTGAATGCATCATAACTGTTGATAAGACTGGTATATGCTGCAGTGGGTGGTGTGCTCAGATTAGCCAATGTCTTGCCAAGAAAGCTTTTACCTGTGCCTGTGGGCGCACAGCAGATCACAAACTTCTTTCCTTTGGCAAAAGCTTTCTCAACACCATCAATCAACTGTATCTGACTGCTGCTCGGAGTATAGTTTTGAGGAAAATAAGAAACTAATTTTTTCTGCACGTACTAATTGTAGTTATAAGAACTCAATGATCAAGGTATTATCGTAAAATTTTGAAAACTTCTGTCTTTTTAAAAGCTTAATAATTGTCTCCAGTTCCTTATTCTTCTTGGTGAGTGTGTAATTTGTGTAATCAAAAAATAGTTGGTTTTTTTCAAATTTATATGTGTACGGGTAAGGTATTTCAATATATTTGTATGCATTGTCTCCCACACAAAGCTTGAAGTGCAGATAGAACTCTTTGAAGGAAAAAAGTATCAGCTTGCCCTCTCTTAATATTTTGTTATTGATTTTAAATTTGAGATCTTTTTGAAAAATCGAAGTCACATCTTTTTCTAAATTAAGAATGCTCATGTGTTCATGAACCTTTCTTTCTCTGCAACTGACATGAAGCGCAGACTTTCATTAAAATATTTCCAAAATTCATCATCCGTGATAGGTATTGTTTTTATGAGCTCACAGCTCTCCATGTTGATGCATCTAAAATCTTGCATGAAAATGTCCCATGTTATGATAATATTTTTGTTAGTAGGATCAAATTTTGGTCGTCTTTTAGGCTGCTTGTAATTTAATAAGATCTTACCATTTATACTACCCAACAAGCCTGCACTGTTGGTGCATAGCATTCTGCGCGTGAGCGGTTCACCTGCAACAGGCCGCTTCCTAGAAAACTTCACTTCACAAACATTATTTTCTAGGAGATTTTTTAGGGACCCTAGTGTTATTTTCATTATCCTTACGTGTGGTGCATATGCCAAAGATGCGTTGTTCATTAATAAAAATGCCTTTGTCAATCTTACCATACCCCTCCACATCAATGTTTGAAATGGGTACCCCGAGATTATTTGGAAAGCAAATGACGTCACCGGGAGTGGTGTGTCTCACGCTTGGACCTGTAAGAATTACTCTGCCCAATCGCCATGCTTTTGTTTCAGCATTTACAGGCACCAGAATGCCATTGCGTATGATCTCTTTTCCATTGTCCGATTCATCAATAAAAATAGCAAGAATAATATCATCTAGCACTTGTTTCAGGTTGTGTCCTAAGAATACTGAATCAAACGTATTTTTAGGCAGATCAGCGAAATCAATTAAACTCTTGGGAACTGGGCCCAGAGCATCTACAGATAGTTTTGACATATGATGTAATGATTTATCTCTCTTTTTGAGAGTTCAAGGTTTCGCGACAACATTGTTAGATTTGCATCTTCTTCTTTTTCTTTGTTATTGTTTTTCTTCATGTAGTCTATCTTGCTAAAGTTGTACCTCGGTAAGAAGTTTTTCAAGAAGTGAAAATGCTCCTGTTTGGACAGGTTAGTAAATCTGTTTGTAGTTATGTTGATAACATTGGCCAGTTCCTTGCTATGAAATGAACACCAGCGGTTAATCATATATGGTATATAGGAATTGTTGTTATCGTGATTTATTTCTCGCTTTTTCTTTGAAAAAAGAATAGAGTTAAGAAAATCAAAGATTGTATCCATTAGCAAATGACTTTTGTCGTTGCAATGAATATGTTGTCGTTGAGATGGTAGAACAGATCGATAACTTCAGACATGAAGCTGTTTGCTTGATCATCTGTAAGATCTGTTGAGTATGCAAAGGCAGGTGCTTTTTTTCCTGCTTTAATATTGATGCCTGTATGACCCAGGGCAACATCATTCTTAGTGTATGTGATACTAACGCTGCACTTGCCGCGAGGTTGTGCAACACCACCTTGTGTATGCTCCTTGTGCACAATCAAATCATCACCCTTCATTTCAATTGGTGCTTTGAGGTATTGTGTTGACAGTATATTTGCAATTTGAGTATTTAAAAGTCTCTGATATGCCACTGCACCAAAAGCATCCAGGTACGGAATTTCCCAAAGGAAATTAATAGCATCATCACTGTATATGTAATCAGCATTAAGAATATCCTCACTGTCAATCATGCCCTCTGCTTCAACTTGCATGGGTGCTCGAAAAGCAACAATGTTGCCGATGGGCAGAGTTTTATCTCGAAAAAACTTATAAGCAAATCGAGAGTGTAGCAACGAACCGTCATATATTTTTTGACTAATAATCATTTAATAATAATAATATGTTAAGTTTGTATATCAACTATTTTCTATTTGGGATTTAATCCAGAAATAAGTTTTCTCTAACCCTGCAACCAATGGGCTACATGGCTGCCAATTCAATTGCTTGTGTATCAACTTGTTGCAAGAATTTCTGCCTCTTACACCGGTAGGCCCATCCAGCTTGTAGTTTTTTATAATTTTTTTATTTTCAAATGAACATGCCAAGTCAACCAATTGATTGATGGTTACTCGTTCCACAGAACCAATGTTCACTGGTTCTGCAAAGTCTGATTGCATCAATCTGCGAATGCCTTCAATGCACTCATCAATATACAAGAAGGATCTAGTCTGCTCACCATCACCCCAGATTTCAATGTCGCCTGTGGATTGCAACACTTTGCGACAAATTGCAGCTGGTGCCTTCTCTCTACCACCCTGCCATGTACCTTGGGTGCCAAAGATGTTGTGAAAGCGAGCAATGCGCACGCTCAAATTGTAATTGCGGCTGTAAGCCAAGTATAACCTCTCACTAAAAAGTTTTTCCCAGCCATACTCACTGTCTGGGTTTGCAGGGTATGCGCTGTCTTCACTGCAGTTGGGATTGTTGGGGTCCAATTGATTGTGTTCTGGATACATGCAAGCACTGCTGCTATAAAAAATCTTTTTGCCTGCATAATTATATGCTGCAGCTGTCTTGCACACATTTAAATTGATAGTTGCAGAATTTTGCATCACATCTGCATCATGTTCTTTTGTGAAGATGTAGCCTGCACCACCCATGTCAGCAGCCAATTGATACACCTCGTCAAATGGCGTGACAACACTAGCTGTGCTATAATGCCAACTGGCATTCATTGCTCTTTTTACGGCGCTAGGATCTGTGAGATCCATTATAAAAAATTCATCCGCACCAGTATCAGAATACTCTGGGTGTTTTAAATCTATGCCTCGAACAAAATACCCCTCACTCTTCAATCTCGTTACAAGGTGGTTGCCAATGAATCCACCTGCACCAAGCACTAATGCTTTCTTGATATTACTCATATCTTAATATAGAATGTATCGATTCAATATCAAGAAGGTTTTTTAGAATTTTTGCGTTGGGCACAACGCAATGACCACCGATTTTCTTGGAACCATACAGCACAGGTCTTGTCACATTCTTTTTGCCCAATGCTAAATAACCTTCATTATAAGTGAGATTATATGTTGTCATGACTTCTTCAAAATTTAACCCTTCTGTTTCACATAACTTGAGCACATCGTTATGAAACGCAATGCAAATGCCATAATATGTAGTGTCCAGTAGTTTTGCATATTCTGTGGTCTTGCTATTTTTGCAAATCAACGATTTAATATTCAGACAGTTCAAGTGCTCTTGATATTTTTTTGCTACAGAGCGGTCATCTGCACCAATGTATTTTAAGAAGAGCTTTATGCCTGTATCCAGATTAGGATGCAAGCCGCGAACAGGTGAATGACAGGTGTTGCCAATGATCTTGCTTGTTGTGCCTGGTACAACTGTGGAGTGTATGACAGTGAGTTTTGGTGCGTTTTCTGAGATGTAATTGTTGACTGTAGTAACAAAATTCTCTGTAAATGGTATGCAGACGTTTAGTACATCACAGTTTTTTATGTCATCGTTGCAATTAAACTTGGGGTCTACAATGTATACTGAAGATGCAAAGTCCTTGTGCTCTCTGTACACCTTGGCAAGGCTACTACCAATTTCACCATACCCAATGATGCCTATTTTGTACATTTTTTATTTTTGTAGAAATTTACAACTTCTTCAATTACTTCATCAACATTTTTTGTAGGCTTCCAACCAAGATGTTGTTTAATTTTTTCACTATTAGGAATTTTTTCAGGAGCTTCAGAGAAAAGAGGACCATGTAATGACACTGGATCAACATGACTAATATTTGACATTGTATGTGTAAGCTCTTTTACTTTCTCTGCAAGATACAGCACAGTTCTTTCGTTTTGCTCGTAACCGATATTCCATTCATGGTTCCAGTATTCATCAGGTGCAGTTGAAGTTAAATATATGCCATCAACTATATCTTTTACCCAGGTGAAAGCTCTGAGCTGCAATCCATTATAATAAACTGTGATGTCCTCATTGTTTAGTGCTTGGTCTACAAATCTTGGCAAAACAAAGCCACCATCAGGCAGTTGATACTCACCTGTAATATTAAATGGTCTGATGATCTGATATTTAAAATTGGAATTAATTTTACCATGATTAGCCAGAACTATTTCTGATAGTAATTTTGAAATTGCATATTCATTTCTTACAGTAAAAGGTCCATGTAAAACTTTATCGTCTTCTTCTTTCAGATAACTTTTACTGGCTCTATATCCATAGATTTCAGATGTGGATATGAACAGCAGGGGACATTTGTTGTGATTTGCTCCGTTGATTGCCCAGTATATATCATCTAAAATCAATCTCGCCATATTACCAGAATGCTTGAGGACACCAACCGGGCCCACTGGTGATGCGAGGTGCAGTATTAAATCAAACTTGGGCAGATCCGCCCACTTGACATGCAAAATGTTGTCCACAATAACCTGTGTATCTTTGGTAATGGAGTGATCTGCAGGTATGGCATTCGATGACATGTTATCAATGATGGTAATGCTCCAGCCAAGCGCTTTCCACTTCTCAATGCAGTGTACACCTACGAATCCTAGACCACCAGTGATAAGAATCCTTTTCATCACTATAATTAGCACATGTTATTGTTATTTCAATCTACCTTATCAGACGTAACTAGTAATTAATTTTCTATTGGCTATTAGTGATGATCCGGATGGCCCGGATTCAGGTTTATCATAATCTATATTGAGGATTGAATCACTCCACTTCTTCCATGTAGTACTAATATCAGATCTGGGGTCACCATTGAATAGATCCCAGTGTGGGTATTTTTCTTCAGCTAAAGTTTTTACAATAACAAAGTGGTCATAACCATTGTATTTTTGCAGCCAATGTGGTGTGGAGCTATGACCACCAGGCACATTGAGAGGCGATTTCCAGGTGGTATCATAAGTGCTCTCCTGGCTCTCATAAAGGGCTAAATCTGCTTCATACAATCTCCACACCCAATCACGATCTTCCCAACCACCATGAATGAACCTCTCGTCCCACCAGCCTATTTTTCTGATTAATTCTTTTGCAAACCCCATGAACCCAACATTATAAAGCAGCACACACGACATGCCATTCTCAAGTAAATGCAGCATTTTTTCCACTTCTTCTGGTTTCGGATAAGTGCGATCGTTAATTAATATTACCCATTCCGTTGGTGAAGTAACAATAGCGTGGTTTATGAGCTGAGAGTATGAGGGGTACATTTTAGGATACCTATCGATTCTATTGTTCCAGTGTACTTTGTATTTTGCCTCTAACGGCTTTAATGCCTCTATTTGTTTATTTGTTATATCTCTACTGCAACCACAGTGCAAGCTAATTGTAAATTCGTCAATTTTCATATAAAATCAGTGCATATGCCGTAACAATTATAGTTTAACTGTTTCCAATCATTTTGCAAGTGCACAATAATGCTTTTTTCATTCACTGCTTTGCCTGGATATGTCCAAATATAACCATTGGAAGTTAATGTCCGTTCATCAGATTCATGCCAGAAGCAAGCAACATTTTTATTTAAAAGAAATATTAATGCATCTAAATTTTTTGCATGCCACCAAATGCTCTTAAGCTCAAAAAAGGAGCCATCAACAGCATGATCAGGCGCATCGTGACCAAGAAACAAACCCCCATGAGTTGCATGGACATCAACCTCGCAATCATAACCCATGTTCAATACTTTTTTTATTTGTTCCGGGGTATTTTCCAATGTTAAGTTCGAGCCGCTTGTATTGCCTCTGTGTGAAATTAGCTTCATCTGTTATGCAGAAACTATGCCCCACTTTTCAATGGCTTGGTTATATTCCTTGCCATGTTCCTTATCAATAGCTTGCCGCATAGCCAAGGCACCAGATCGGGAGCCACCTGGATGGCCGTGCACTGCACCACCTACATTTGCCATAAAATCATTACCCACCCTGCCAATACAGAAATCAACTAGACCGGGATGCATTCCGCAACTAAGAGCTGGCACAGTATTGCCTTCTCTTAAAATTTTTAATGCTTGCATCAATTCAATTTCATCATCATTGCTATAACCACCAACCATACCTGCTTGTATTGTATCAGCACCCATGAGAGTTGCTAACTGACAAACAACAGGCCAAGCAATAGAGAATCTATGACTTCTATCTGTAAATACTCTGTCGCCGCTTTTTTGAAAATGTAAGAATACTGGTAAATCTAACTTACGAATGCTATTATAAACCCCCAGACCGCTCCATACATTTATGTGTACTCCGTTGCCGCCCAGTTCGCTTACTTTGCGTACCCTATCTAAAACAACATGTGGATCTCCATTAATTGTGTGGCAAAAAGCTATTTTTTTCTTTTGTGTTGAAAGATAGTTAGCTATAACTTCTACCCTTTCCTCCAACCGGCAACATGCAGGGTTACTCATTATTTCATCTTCTTTAATAAAATCAACACCACCCTCAACAACTTGTTTAACCATTTCAAGCAAAACTTTTGAAGTGATACCAGTTTTGGGTTTAATAATAGCACCAAAAAGCGGTTTGTTAAATTGATTGGTTAATTTCCTCAATCCTGTGATGCCAAATTTTGGGCCCAAGAAATGCTGCTTAACACATTCTGGTATTAGCAAATCAATTAATCTGCAGCTAGTGATCAGATCGATATCTACATGACCTCCCATGAGCTGGCACAATAAATGGCTAATACCATCGTTATCCCAGTCACTATTGATAACAGGAAATCCTATCTCTACCATACCAGCCTTTTGTTCCTCTAATTTCTTTTCATCCGCAAATATAATACAGCTGTGATTTTCAAACAAGCTGTCTGTCTCCCATTCATTTCTTACATTAGGATTACCAACACTTTGACCTATGGCTAGGTTCCAAGCTGCTGCTTTGAGAGATTGGTTGCTTGACATTCTATATGTGGCAACAACATATTTGTTGATGTCTACCTCTTCCTTGTTACGGAAAATTTTCATATTTATCTCCTGTCACAGAAGGTGTTTTTACAACTATAAGTTCGCAATCTTCAAAAAAAGTGGGATCTGCTATTTCATTTGGTTCAATAACAAAAACATCTCCTTGTTGTAAAATTTTTTCTTGTATCATCATTTTACCTTTGATTAGATAGTTAATCTCCGTCGCAACTTTATGCAAGTGCTTTGGCCAGCATTCACCTTTCTGATGCTGCTTATAGCAGACTTCAAATTCTTTTGTCTTGAGAACAGAAGGGCTAAAATCACCGATAAACCACCCACCTTTAAAAGTATTAATGTTATAGATTTTCATATATTTGTTCTGTAAAATAATTTAAATCGTCTGGCACACCAATGGGGTAATGGAGATTATAGTAATAAGGTATAATTTTCTTACCATCTCTTATCATGTAATTGTATGAAGGTGCAACATAAAATTCATTACCATATCTTTCATCTTTTTTTATCATTTCGTTTGCTGAATAAACAAAATCAGAACCCTTGGACCAAAAGTGCAGACCATTTGTTGCAATATTACTGATTACAATTTTTTCTTTTATTTCCTGAATTCTTAAATCTTCACTAAGCTTTATGTAGCTATTTTTATTGGAATTAGAATGAAAGGCACCAACAATGCCATCTGCTTGATTAAATTTAGCAAAATTAAGTAAATTTTTAATATTAAAATCAACAATAATCTGGTCACAATTTACTATAATAAGCTGTTGACTGTTGTTGATATATTTTTCAGCTAGTAAGCATGTGCACGCGGGTCCTTCAGTAAGAGCCTCAGCAACTATGAGCTCATAATTAATGTCTAGTGAATCAAGAATGTCTTTGAAGCTTTTATCTGTACTGAGTTGTGATGAGATAATTAAAAAAAATTTAGTTTGTTTATCTTGTGATAGGTTATCAATGATGCGAGTTACCATCGGCTTGCCTTTCACATCAATCAGGGGCTTGAGCTCACCCGAGTGAGTTTTGCTAAATCGAGAGCCCACCCCAGCCATGGGTATAACCATATTCATGGCATCAACAACCGATTATGCCGTCTGCACGTACAATATAAAATGTCTTATGAATTATATTAACATTAATATTGTTTGCATTTAAATGTGCACCTAGTATACCCTCTGGACATGGTTGTTTTATACGCTCGGTGCCTTCATTATCGTTGTAAACTTTTGCATATGTGTCCATAGTATTCGAATTACCGTATGCAAACCAATCATTTATACCACCGCAGCCACCTGGGCGGTCCATAAGATATACCTGCTTCTCTGCACAGTTGTGTAGATTTATTTTTTCGCTATAAAGCAAATCCCATCTTACTCTTACTACAACATCATACTTAAAATTATTAACCCGCTCGTATTCTTTCTTAAGATCATTACTTCTTGTAATAGACCTGAGCATGCTCTTTGTATTTTCAGAAAAGGTGGGGTAATCAAAACAGAAAGAGATTGGCTTTAGAAAATTAACTACGTCAGTTATATCATAATCTGTATACTTGCCATAGGGTGTTGTGTCATGGTCGTTGAAATCATTCTTATAAGCACTATCGTCATGCTTATGCCAGCAATGGCAAAACACATCACAATTGTAAGGATCGATTAGATGGTCTTTTAAGCTTTGGCGTACATAATTAAAGCTACGTATTTGACCTGATAAACAAACAGCTACTTTCATTTCCATATAATTTATTTGATGGGGTAGCGCCTATTGTATTCCTCGAATAACCAAGGCTGGCCACCTGCAAAATGTCTGTAGATTATATTATTTGGATCGGCATGCACAATATCATATGTGTTGGGCTTTGTTGGTGTGAACGTTTTATCGCCTGTCTCGTCCAATAGATGTGTAACGTTCCATTCTGTTGGCAGTATATCAACATTCTCAAGCAATTCGTCCAGCGACAGAACAGTTTTTTCAGTTACTTCAGAATGCAGACCGTTGTTAGGTAGATCATAGAAAGGCGTCCAGCTATGAGGTTTTATGCCAGCATGCACATAGTATGCCTGCTGATCACCATGATAAAAGGTTCTCTTTTCATTAAAATGTTCGTTCCAAATTTTAAAATCTTTGTTTTCATAGAATTTCTCTCTTGAAGTAATCAGATTGATTAGCTTGCGGGTGAATGGCGAGATTTTGAGAATAAAGAATCCAAAGCAATGTGTGTTGCCTGAATCAATTGCATAGGTGAAACTTTTCTTGGGCTCATAAAACTTATCGAGCTGAGCAATAAAAACGTCTGCATCATATTGATATATAACATCACCATCCACAAGCTTGCCTGAGTCAACTAAATCTTTGAAAAGATACCACCTGTTGAAATGAAAATTATCACCTGGGTGAAGCTCTGGGAAGTAGATTTGTGGAGTAAAATTGGTTTGATTGATCTCAATATACTTTAACCCGTGCATCTCACAATATTTTCTATTGCGCGGCTCAATATACTTTCTGAATAAGTTTTCGCGTTCACCGTGCCATATAGCAAAATTTAAGAAATATTTCTTCATCATTCTAATATATACTATTAATTAGCTTTTGCAAGTACTTGCGGCATCGAGAATTAATTTTTTATAATAATTGAAGTCTGATTTGTATGTTTCTTTTTTACTCACCTCAGCATACTTGGTCATGAGCAGCTCCGGTGTTAAATCTTCCCATGAGTTAATAAAAAGAATTGGGCAATCTTTAAAATAAACCACTGGTATATCTTTTAAAACAATGGGCACTGTTCCTACATACATTGACTCCCAGATTCTATGACAGTCAACACTGTTTCCTGGTGGTGAAATAACATACTTGTATGTGCTTAGTTTGCGCAAATAGTCTTCAAAGCTATGCTTATGAAAATCGAAATCGATAAAATCGTAATGTTTGATCTTCTGTATTGCATGAGACCTCTCATTGGGATTTGTGTTGGGATCAAAGTTACAGTAAACAAGATTCTTTTTACTATTGTTCTCATTAATTATTTTTAATATTGTTTCTTTGTTACCGTGAGGCCAAACTTCATTTGCCATACCTATGGGTATGGTTTGTAATTTATTGTGCATAACATGGCAATTCATGCCAAACCATTTGACGAGATGCGGGTTGTTGAGAATCGATAGATGTTCTGTTGTGACTGGTGCATCTGCATCATGCGTAATCAAGACAAACGGGTAATTAATGTTGGGTAAATTTTCTCTTGCAAATAGAGAAATGTTATCACCATGAAGAAAAATAATATTTTCGTCAGGGTTGTATGTAATTTTCTTACCATATCTAGATATGTAGTTGCTTGCAAGGCTCAACAACTTATCTGGTGTAATTATAAAATCTGTATTATTCACTTTTCTTAATAAACTCTTCAATGCATTTCTTATTATGCATGTGTAGGTTGAAGATAGGAATCTTCTTATCCTTATAAATCACATAGGGTTTCTTATCAAATCCTACTGAGATGCTTTTCTCGATGAGCTCCTTGCCAACATAGTGACGGTATTCCACATAGCCTGGTGGATGGTTTTGATTAGTACCACCGAGAAACATGCCATAGGGATTAGGATCAAAAAGCATCTGCATTTCGTTAAAATTTTCAGAAAACGGTCCTGATGGCACACATGGTAGCATTTTATAATTTTTCCGTATTTGTAGATTAAGTCGAGCAAGGCCATGTCTGTAATCCAGCTATAAAAATGCCCAACATGACTGCGTAGAGCTTCCTCACCTTTCTTGATGAGCTTCACATGAAGGTCCAGAAGTGTCTGTGCTGCTGCACTATCTTTTACAAAGATACAGCATGGTGCAGAAGCGGACGGCGCTTCATTGCAAAATCCAAACTCACCTGGTTTAAAAAATTTGCTTATGTTTGAAATATCATCAAATATAAGATTGTCACCTTCCAGATGCAGAGTATCTTTGAGGTCTCTTTTGATGATAAAAATGAGAAATAGGAATACACGAATTGTTGTGTTGAACCAGAATGCATCAGTCATATACCTGGGCCATTTTGTTTTAAATATATGAATAATTTCTTTATACTCCTCTGTCTGAAGCAGTGGTTCCACATCCACAGAATTTTCGTGCTTGTATTTTTCTTGTAAAATAATATATGCATTATCTGCATGTTTTTTATTAAAAGCAAGTGTCTGTTTGTAGTAATCAGGCAGAGAGGCAGGTGCGTAGATATTTTCCTCACTACTAGGAATACTGGTGGGTAGAAATGTTCTGTCTAGAAAGAACGAAACCAAATTACTCATATTTTTTAGTAAAAAATGCCTTGGTCAGATCTTTTTTGTCATATTGATGCACAATGGCAAAAGGTTGTTGACCTGGCTTGGTAAGCAGATTGTTGCATATCCATTTTTCACTCAAATCATTTTTCTCATCAGCTGCAGACAGGTGTATTAAGAATTCATCTCCATGCGGGAGAATCTCTAGCTGCAGACTCTTCCTCACATATGTTAAGAGATTTAAAATAACTTGATCGTATGCAAAATAATTTCTTTGTGGTAGAATGATGCTCAGCTCTGTTGCAACTTGCTTTTGATAATCAATTAGCTTGTCAATATTACCAATGGTAACGCCACAATTCAAAATCTTCTTGTCCTTTACCCCATCGTAACTCTCACTGTACCCGAACTTGTACCAAGTTGTGTTGGTGTCACAGTCTCTAAAATAGTTTCGTTCTTCTGCAAGCACAGTGCTGTTTGCAGGGAATTTTTTTGCATATTCAACAAAGGGGTCTTTTTGAAAAATGACATCCACATCTGTCATCAAAGCTGTCTGACAATTCGTTTGTGCTTTGATCTCTTTCAAGAGAAGATAAAATACAATGGGTTTTAAATTGTACGGTGTGAGGCTTCTAATATTATGTTTTTCGGCAAATTTATAGTAATTTATTATTTGTATCTTCTTTTGATCAATTGGCAGGCTCGAGCAATCCAGATCAGTTACAAGGAATAAAACACCATCCACATTGTCATTAAAGCTCTTGAGAAATGGTTTCAAGTAGTTGTAGTTAAACCCCAGAGATAGTGCAATAGTACAATTCATTGTGTTAGTTTAAAGTAGTGTTGCTCTAATTCAACTTCATTTTCAAAAGGTTGGTACCACCTGCAATTGTTTACTGTGGGTCGCTTCTCCAGAACATTGAACACATAATTCCACCAAATACGATTGACAATAGGGTCGCGTCTAAATACATCTTCAGTATAATAATTTTCAACAAATGCTTTGTCACTGGAACAACCATCATGATTTATATGAAAGGAAACAAAAGGTAATTTGTTTAGATTCTTGCATTTACACAAGCAATTGAGCATGGTGAAGAAATATGTATCCCAATAATTGTGACCAAGTATGAACTGTTTAAGAGATTTTGTTACACGCTTCCATGTGCTGTTTTTAATTGCAAAAGCATCAAACCCGTGCACTGAGTATGCATCTGCAACAGGTGTATCGTCAAGTGATTTAATATTGCTAATGCAGGCTTTGCTTGAGGGATAACACTCATACTCTGCAGTAATGTGCTTGATGAACCTATCAGAAATTATTATGTCACTGTTTGTGAATAAGAAATAGTCACTATCAATATCTGACATGACATCAAATATTTCATTTACAATTGGTAATTCTCTCTTGTTGTTGTTGATATCATTTTCTCTCAAACTATACTCTTGTGATAGATGGGCTTGTTTAAAATACTCCTTTACAACTGCATTTGACTTCTTTTTTAATTTGTTGATGGTAATGAATCCATCATAAACTAATTGATCTTCTTGAAACGTTATTATATACAGTTCAACGTTTTTAAATTTTTGCTTTAATTTTTGCAAGCTCTCAATGCACAGCATTTCACGATGATTCAATCTATCGTAAGGCTTGAAAGCATTTATACCAATTGCAATTTTCATGGTTTAATTTGCTTCAAAAAGCTAACAACCTCTTGCTTTGTTTTGATGGGTATTTGATTCACCATGACACCGTGTTTTTTAACAAAATATTCCCACTCTTTATGAATTTTTAGAGTACGAGAGCCATCAGGATTATCTGGGGCATCAATGCGGCTGCTCGTCTCTGGGTTATTCATAATGTAATTATCTGAATTTGTTAAATCTGCAAACCACCAGAACGGCGCTGCATAATCTCCACGCACAGACTCTCTATATGTGAGGTCAACATCCCATGCAAACCTATATCCAGTGTCATATAAGCCAGTCTTGCTGTAGCACGAAGCATGATGATATGTGAACTCGTTGCACATGTTTGGATAAAATGAAATGCTTGTATCTTTGCTATATTCTACAGTTAGTTTTGGTGTTCGTTTTTCTGGTGCACCAGATTCCCAGGATGTACTCACAAATGAAAAGTACTTCAAGTTGCTTGCTTTGGATGCCTCAATATATTTGTAGAATATATTCTTGTCTTTGATGATCATGTCATCTTCAATTATAAAAATATGATCACATTTTTTTTCCAAAAGAAAATTAATACAATCATTTCTGCATACACTTGGATACCTATTTTTGTGATGCTGTATCCAATCAGAATCATATTTTTTAGAATATTCTTTCCCACCATTAACTGTCACAAGTTCATCAATTGTATCACGTGGTAGAGAATTGTACAATGCATCATAATAATGCTCAGTATTATATGTGGTGATACCTACTCCAATTTTCTGTGTGTTCATAATGATTTAAAATATTCAATAACCTTATCCAAGCCATCATATGGCTGACCAGGGTCTGTAACATCAATATTATATTTTTGTTTGAATCTATCCACACCATTTCTAAAATTCTTCATCCAATCACCTTTCCTTATGGTAGATTTATCATGATGGTAGTCTTGATCAACAATGTATTGGTTGCTGTTCTCTAGGTCAATGAACCAACGGAACGGTGGGTGGTATCCATGCCTTATAGCATTCATGGTATGATCCACATGCTCCATGGCATTGACATATTGCTCATCCATCAATCCTATTTGGTCAAAGACTGATTTGTGG